TTGGTACGACTGGCTTGCGAGCGACACCTGCGAGATTTGGTGGAAGGTGGAAAGAGGGGCCTTGTGTGGCGACCTGACGCCGCCGTCTACGCCATCGAGTTCTTTCGATATTTGCACCATAGCAAAGGCGAATGGGCTGGACGGCCTTTCGTACTCCAGCCGTGGCAGGCGTTCTGTGTCGGAAGTGTGTTTGGTTGGCTGCGTAAGAAAGACGGTCTCCGACGCTTTCGCATGGTTTAACAGGAGTGCCCGCGTAAACAGGGAAAATCGACCTTGCTCGCCGGGGTAGGAATCTATGGCCTTGTTGCCGATCGGGAGCCGGGCGGTGAGGTGTATGCTTGCGCGACCAAAAAGGACCAGGCTCGTATCATTTTCTCCGAAGCGCAGCGCATGGTGCGCTCCTCGCCTGAGCTGCGTGGCAAAGTTAACGTCTTCAAGCTGAATCTGTCTGTGGACAACACATCGAGCAAATTCGAGCCGCTGTCGTCGGATGAACGGACCCTGGACGGCTTGAATCCCTCGATGGTGCTGGTGGACGAGCTGCACAAGCACCGGAACCGCGCGCTGTTCGACGTCATGGATACCGCCCTTGGCGCCCGTCGGCAGCCGCTCATGTGGATCATTACGACGGCGGGTGATGACGACCCAGAGACGGTCTACGCTGCCGAGAATGACTACGCTATCAAAGTATTGGAAGGCGTTGTCGAGGACGATACGTATTTCGTATACTTAGCGACTATTGATCCCGGGGACCGATGGGACGATCCGGCGGCATGGGCGAAGGCAAATCCGGGGCTAGGGGTTTCTGTCAAGCTCGACGACCTGCAGCGCCAGGCAGCCAAGGCAGCGGCTTCTCCGCCAGCGCAGGCGGCGTTCAAGCGGTTGCGGTTGAATGTCCGGCAGTCGACCACCGATAAGGCGATTGATATGGACGTCTGGGCCGCCAATTCGCGCGGTCCGTTCGATCCGGCGAAGCTGCAGGGCAGGCGGTTCTTCGGCGGGCTCGATCTGTCGAGCAAGGTGGACCTCACGGCCTGGGTGAAGCTGTTCCCGCCGTTCGAGGATGATCCACTGTGGTCGGTTGTCTGCGACTTCTGGATGCCCGGCGACACCATCGTCGCCAAATCGGACCGCGACCGCGTGCAGTATGCCCGATGGGTGGATGCGGAACTGATCCACGCGACTGAAGGCAACATCGTCGATTATGCCGAGGTTACCGCCCGCGTGCTCGAAGACTGCCGCCTCTATGAGCCGAGCAGCATCGCGTATGATCCTTGGAATGCCTCCCCGTTGGCCCAGAAGCTGACGGACGAAGGGGCGCCGATGTTCGATTTCATCCAGGGCGTGCGATCGTATAACGCCGCGACGAAAGAGCTTGAGGCCATGCTTTTGGCCCGCAAGCTCGATCACGGCAGCAATCCGGTGCTGACCTGGATGGCGCACAACCTCAGGATTACGCAGCCCGACAGGAACAACAACGTCATGCCCTCGAAGAAGCACTCTACGGGGCGCATCGACGGGATGGCCGCTCTCATCATGGCAATCGGCCGCTCCATGCTCGACGACGACCAGGGTGGACTCAACCGGTTCCTCGACAGGCCCATCACCGCCTAACGCCCATGAACATCTTCAAGAAGGCCATCCTCACGCTGGCAAGCGGCATGGGGCTCACCGACCCGCGCCTGTTTGAGGCGCTGGGTGCGCGCGATACCTATGCCGGCGAGCGGGTGACGATCGATACCGCGCTGTCGCTGGACACCGTCTTTGCCTGCGTGCGGCTGATCTCGCAGACCGTCAGCACCTTGCCGCTCAACGTCTACACCCGCGACAGCAAGGACCAAGCGTCGGTCAACAAGCAGCATCCGCTGTATCGCGTTTTGCATGATCGGCCGAATGCCGACATGACCGCGTCGGAGTTCTGGGCGGCGATGGTGGCGTGCCGGTTGCTCTGGGGCAATGCCTACGCCTCGCTGGTCAAGGCGGGCAACCGCATCATCAGCATGATGCCGCTGCGGCCGGACTGGGTCACCATCGAGCGGAATGCCGACGGTAGCCGCACCTATTACTACGCAAACCAGGGTGTGCGGGTCGAGCTAGCCGAGGACGAGGTCCTGCACGTTAAGGGCTTCAGCCTGGACGGCCTGCAGGGGCTCTCGCCGATTGCCATAGGACGGGAAAGCCTCGGTGCCGCGCTAGCCGCCGAGAAGGCCTCGGCCTCGTTCTTCCGCAACGGCATGCGGCCCTCGTTGGTGATGCAGGCGCCGACCTGGCTCACCGATCAGCAGAAGCGGCGCGCCGACGAGAGGATGAAGGAATACACCGGCGCCATCAATGCCGGTCGTGTGCCCCTTGTCGAAGGCGACTGGAAACTCACGAACCTCTCGCTGCCGCCGGAAGACGCCCAACTCCTAGCAACCCGCGGCTTCAACGTCGAGCAGATCTGCCGTTGGTTCGATGTTCCACCACCTATGATTGGGCACACCGCTACCGCTACAGCCTGGGGTAGTGGGCTCGAACAAATGCTGCTCTGGTACTTGACGTTTTCTCTTAGGCCGATACTTAAGCAAATCGAACATGCCATCCTGTTCAGCTGCATCCCGGCAACCGAGCAGGCGACGACCTATGCCGAGTTCGTCGTGGACGGGCTGATGCGCGCCGACAGCAAGGGCCGCGCTGCCTTGTATGCGACCTATGTCGACCACGGCCTGTTCACGAGAAACGAGGTCAGGGCCATGGAGAACATGCCGCCGCTGCCGGGCGGCGATGACCTCACCGTCGTTTCTAACCTGCTGCCCATAGAGCTGCTCGGCGAATTCGTCCGCGGCAAGCAGGACAATCCGCTCGATCCCAATCCGCCGCAAGAGAAGGGTCTGCCGACCGGCGCCGAACGCGGCTCGGATGCGACTGTCGATACGCCGGCCGCGGCAGAATAGGAGACCGCTATGGAGACGCTTTTCACCCCGACGGAACTGAAGTTCTCGGCGGAGCCCTCGAGCGGCATTTTTGAGGGCTACGGCAGCATCTTCGGCAACGAGGACAGTCATCGCGACGTCGTGCTGCCCGGTTGCTTTGGCCCAACGCTCACCGAACATAAGAGCCGCGGCACCATGCCGGCGCTGTTCGTCGAGCACTCCGCCTTCACACCTGGGGGCGATCCATTGCCGGTCGGACGATGGCTTGACATGGTCGAGGACAGCAAAGGCCTGCACTGCCGCGGGAAGCTGTCGGCACCAGACACGGAACACGCCAGGCGGATCCGGGGCCTGATGGAAGATGGCGCGCTGCCGGGCCTGTCGATCGCGTTCACAGTGCCGGAAGGTGGCGCGATCTACGGCAAGTCCAAGGGCGAGCCGAAGCGGCAGTTGAAGCAAGTGAACCTTTATGCCGTCGATATCGTCCGTTCGCCCAGCAATCCGCTGGCCGGGATCCACTCGCTGAAGGCGACCATGTTGCTGGCTGATCACCAGCTCGCTGGTGATGCCATCCGCAACGCGATCCAGTTGGCGAGCGCCTGTATGGCCGGCGGCGACAGCCCGAACGCTGAGGAGCGATCGGCGCTGATGGAACACCTGCAGTCGGCGCACAAGGCCATCTTCGGCGAGCACTTCGTGCCGCCGACCCAATTGCGCCACATCCAGTTGCGACAGCTGAAAAACTGGCTCCATCTCCCTGTGGATCAGGGCGGACTGGGTTATTCGGCCAAGCAAGCTGACGAGATTGCCTGTCTCGTCTTCAAGTCGAACGCCTCTCGGGATGAGAGTTCCGGCGACGCAATGGCAGCCACGCGGGCGGCTATCGCCGAGCTTCGTAGCCAGCTCGCGGGCTTTTCTCTCCCGAAATAGAGGATTCCATCATGCCATTGGATGACACGTCCTCGGCACATCCCGAGGTCGAGCTGAAAGAGCTGTCTCAGCAGTTCCGGAAGGTTAACGACGAGGTCAAGACCTGGGCCGAGAAGGTCATGACCGAGATGAAGAACCTCGGTAAGTCCCATGAAGAGACCAAGGCCGAGTTCGACAAGTCGTTCATGGACCTGAACGGCCTGCAGACGCGGCTAACCGATGTTGAGCAGAAGGTGGCGCGTCGCGGTGGACCGGCGCTTGAGCCGGAGGTGAAGAAGACCCTCGGCCAGCATCTGATCGAGAACCCGGAGGTCAAGAGCCGGCTGCTGGACGGGCCGAAGAAAGGCACCGTGCACTTCTCGGTCGAGACTAAGGCGATCCTGTCGAATAGCACGTACTGGGGCTCCACGGCAGACGTCTCGAACGCGCTGGTCGTGGCCGACCGCCAGCCGGGGATGCTGGCGCTGCCGATGCGGCCGATGACCGTGCGCGACTTGGTGGCGCCGGGCACGACGACGTCCAACAACGTTGAATACGCCATCCAGACCACTCGCACGAACAACGCCGCGGTGGTCGCTGAGGGCGCGCTCAAGCCAACCAGCACCTATGCGTGGGACCTGAGGAGCTTCCCGGTTCGGACAATCGCTCACCTGGTCAAGGCCAGCCGCCAGATCCTGGATGACGCGCCGGCGCTTCAGAGCATCATCGACGCCGAAATGAGATATGGCCTCGCCTACGCCGAGGAAAACGAGATCCTCAATGGCGACGGAACCGGGCAGCATCTCACCGGCCTGATCCCCAGCGCGACCGCCTACAGCGCGACCTTCTCGGTCACCGGCGAAACCGCCATCGACAGGCTCAGACAGGCTATCCTGCAGGGCTTGCTGGCGCTTCATCCGGTGAGCGGCATCGTCTTGCATCCGACGGACTGGGCCAAGGTCGAGATGATCAAAGATGCCCAGGGCCGGTATCTGGTCGGCGATCCGCAGGGCGTCGCCCAGCCGATGCTCTGGAACCTGCCAGTTGTTGCCTCCCAGGCGATGACGGCGGGCACATTCATTGTCGGAGCGTTCCGTACAGCATCACAGGTGTTTGACCGGATGAATGTCGAGGTATTAGTCTCTACAGAGAACAATGACGACTTCGAAAAGAACCTTCTCACAATCCGAGCCGAAGAGCGCCTCACGTTTGTGTGCAAATTTCCTTTGGCGTTCGTAACGGGCAACTTGCCGTAAACGCAAAACATCGGTGCAACACTTAGGTGCAACGCGTTTCACATGGTGCCTATTTGCAATATTCCGGGAGATATAGCATGATGGGCGAGGCTCGGCAGGATCGCACTCCTGCCGGACCTCTAAACATTGACCAAGCTGGAGATGATCAATGCCTAAGCGGATCCCTACGCTCGATTTGCTGCCGGCGCAACCGGACAAGATCGGCCCCTGCCCGGACTGCGGAAAGCCGACGCCCTACCGCACCAACAAAGCGCTGTGCGAGGACTGCCGCGCCGCTCGCACGCGGGAAAGGCAACGGAAGGCGGCTACCGTGCAACGTCGCAAGCGGGGCATTGCACAGGTCAAAGGTGTCGAAGCCAAGTGCGACAACTGCGGGACAACCATCATCCGCAGGACGCGCACCCATCGGTTATGCGAAGCCTGTGCGCCGGATGAACAACGGAAGTATGCGCGGAACCGGGTCAACCGCCTCAGCCGTGAGCGCGGCGCACCACAGGTGGGCAGCATGCTTAACTGTGGGAAGTGTGGGACCGCGTTTGCCTTGGCAAAGAAGGGGCGTCAGTTCTACTGCGAAGCATGTCGCCTGCCGCCGCGGCGTAAACCGGGTGACCCGATCCCGGTGCGGCTTTGTGCGGACTGCGGCGTTCCGCTTCCGGTCAAGCTGGGGAGGGGTCCAAAGCACGTCCGCTGTGAAGAGTGTGGAGACCGCCACAAAAAGCACGCCGATCTGGGAAGGTATTATAAGCGGAGCGGACGAGAAGCGGACCTTTCCGCCGGGTCCGAGGTCAAATGCGAGACCTGCGATAACCGGTTTATCAGGACCCGCGCTGATCACCGCTTTTGCGAGGGGTGCCTGCAAACAAGGAATAAAGACTATAACAACCTCAAGAGGGACGCGGATCGCCGCGCAAATGGCGTTCCCCTTCGCTCAGGCATTACACTTCAATGCGATCACTGTGGTGAGGAGTTTATCAAGCAGGCGAACAGACATCGCTTCTGCAGGAAATGCAAAAACCAGCCGGTAATCCAAAATTACCTCAAGCGTCTTAAGGAAGATCCAGCATTTGCCTTCCGGTGCTCGATATCCCGCGCGGTCTATAAAAGTCTCGATCGCATGAAGGCAGGAGCATCCTGGGAAAAGCTACTCGGCTACACCCTTACGGACCTTGTCAGGCATATTGAACGTCAGTTTACCGAAGAGATGAATTGGAAGAACCGCGGGAGCTACTGGCATTTGGACCATATCCGGCCTCTGGCGCAGTTCAATTTCAGCGGGCCGGACGATCAGGACTTCAAGGATGCCTGGGCGCTGTGGAACCTGCGGCCGCTTCGGGCGGAAGATAACCTGAAGAAGTCAGATCAGCGCCTTTTTCTAATCTGAAAGGAGGACTCTATGGCGAAAGCCCCCGACGACGGCGCGAACGCGCCGCCGAACGATACCGCACAACCGCAGGCCGACGCACCGCAGCAAGGCTCGGCGCCGACCGAAGACAAGGTCAAGGTGCGGAGCCGCGCCGTGATCTTCGAGGACGACAACTTCCAGGGCAAACAGCTTTACCCCGGCGACGAGGCGGAAATCTCGCGTGGCCGGGCCGTCGAGCTGCGCGCGCAGGGCTTTGTCGAGTTCCTCGATAGCAAGATGGAGGACGAGGCAAAGAAGAGCGACGCGCAGCCATCGACCGATAACGGCCGGCCGGTGATCACGACGCGCAGCATCCGGAGGTCGGGATGAGGCCTATTCGCCACCGCCGCATCATCGGCGGCGCGGCCCTGGTAGCCGGCTTGCTCAGCGTCTGGGCGATCAGCCCGGGCGAAGCGCAGGGGCCAGCGCCGCTCTACGCCTGGAGCTTCGGCCTCGGCGTGGGCACGAAAACCGCCACCGCAACGGCCGGCGCGGCGACTTTGGCCCAGCCTTCCGGCATCATCACCAGTGAAGCGCTGACAACCGCGGCCGGCGCGACATACACCCTGACTGTAACGAACTCGACGATTGCGACCACCAGTCAGGTGTATGCAAGCGTCTGGAACGGCACCAACTCGGCGGGGCGCCCGGCGATCACAACGGTGACGCCCGGCAGTGGCACGATCACCATCGTGGTGCAAAATGTCCATGCATCGGCGGCGCTGAACGGCACCCTCAAAATCGCTTTTATGTCCCTTGTCCCCTGATCTCAAGACGTTGCTCGCGCGCGGCAAGGCCTGGCTGAGCCTCGGCCAGGCCACCGACCTCGCGCAAGTGCTGCAAAACATCCACCACACGCTGCTGCGCATCGAGCTGTTGCTGGCGCGTGAAAACCAGGAAGGAGACACTATCGTGGCGAATATCCAGGACCTGCAGAACGCGGTCGCTCAGCAAACATCTGTCGAGCAGAGCGTGATGACCTTCATCAACGGGCTGAAGGACCAGCTGCAGCAGGCGCTGCAGAACCAGGACCAGCAGGCCATCCAGGACGTGCTCGACCATCTCAATGCGAATACGCAGGCCCTCTCAGCCGCGATCGTGGCGAACACGCCTGCGGCAGACGACAATGGCAACGGCGGCGGCGCAGCAGGCGGCACGGACACCTCGGGCGGCGGCAACGGCGGCGCCACGGGCGCAACAGGCGGCGCCACCGGTGCAACCGGTCCAACAGCGTAGGCAACAGGACCCGCCGCAGCCCCACCTGCAGCGGGTCTGACCCTTCTCCCATGCGCAGCACCTCGCTCACCATCGATACCCCGGCCAGCAGCTACGACCTGACCACGGTCGCCATCGCGAAAGAAGAACTCGACATCGGTGATGCCCAGTATGACGGCATGCTGGCCCGCTGGATCTCCGAGACCTCCATCCTGCTGGCGGCCGCGTGCAACCGCACCTTTGGACTGGAGACGGTGACGGAGGTGTTCACCAGCTATCGCCGGCCGGTGCGCGGGCCGCTCAGGCTCAGCCGCTACCCCGTCGCGACCCTGATTGCGATCACCGACAGCGCGGACACCGACCTCACCGCGGAGTTCAGGCTCGATGCCGAAGGCGGTCTTATCGGCGGGAGGGTGGCGCCCAGCGACTGGTTCGATCGCAATTTCGACCAGTCCTGGGACTGGCCTTTCGTCGACCTCAGCGTGCACTACAGCGGCGGCTACGACCTGCCCGGCTCCGTGCCGCTGCCGCTGCAGCAGGCCTGCCTGACCATGCTCAAGCACCGCTGGAGCGCCCGCACGCGGGATCCAAGCCTGCGCGCGATCGATATCCCCGGCGTTGTCAGCAAGACCTTCTGGGTGTCTTCCAACGCCGATGGCCTGCCGCCTGAGGTGCAGCAGTTGCTCGATGCTTACACGGATCGGGGCCTATGAGCCTCGCTGACGAGGCCCTCAGCGAGTTGGATGCCGCCCTGGCGGAAGCCGGCGAGACGGTGCGGCTGCTGCGCATGACCGGGACAGGTGCGCAGAGCCGCGTGCAGAAGGAAGTCACCTGCCGGATGACCCTACGCGGCTACGCACCGAACGAGGTCGTGCAGGGTAGCGGGATCACGCAGCAGGACCAGCGCATGATCCTCTCGCCGACCCAGATTATCGCCGCTAACTGGCCTGGCGATGGCCGTTATGTGCCGCGGGCCGGCGACCGCATCATTTCGAACCGCGGCGTGCTGACAATCCAATCGGCGGCCGGGGTCTATGTCGACGACCGTCTGGTCCGCATCGAAGGGACGGCGCGAGGCGCCTAATGCCGATCGACCAGGTGCAGCAGGCCGTCGAGGCGTATCTGGCCGCGAACTGGACCACCACGGACATTGCCTACGAGAACGACGGCTATGTGCCGCACACCGGCAACGACGGCAGCATCGCGCCGTGGATCCTGGTCGAGGTCTACGGCGGGCTCTACGAGCAGCGCAGCCTCGGCTCGGGCAGTGCGCACGACAACTTCTGGGTCGATAGCGGCACGCTGTGGCTGCATGTGTTTGTCGGCAGCGAAACCGGCTCTTTGACGGCGAAACAATACGCCGCTCAGCTCGCCGAGCTGTTCCGCGGCCTCGAACTCCCTACCGGCATCCAGTTTGGTGACATCAGTATTGCGCCTAGTGGCGGCACAGAAGATGGCAATAACTGGAGCCTTTCCGTCTCTGTCGATTGGGTCCAGGACTAAGGAGCCACCATGCGCTACAGAGTATTGAAGACATTTCCACACGGTCACCACCGTTACCACAAGGGCGACCTCCTCGATTTGACTGCTTACCCGAGCGACCAGGAACTGAAGCATTTCGAAGAGCTTGGCCTGATCGCGAAAGACGAGCCGCAGCCTGCGGCGAAGCCTGCTGCAGCGCAGCCAGCGCGCACCTAACCCGTCCCCAATCCCCTGGCCGTGCCCTCCCCGCGTCCGCGCGAGGCGCAGGCGTTTACGGAGTATTGATCCATGGTTGCAACGTCGTCCAACCGGCGGCAGATGGCGGCTATCGTCGAGACGACGATGGGCACGACCCCGGCCACGCCCCGGATGCGCCAGAAGCTGTTCACCGGCGAGTCGCTCAAATATGCGCCGACCTTCGTGGATAGCGCCGAAATCCGTTCAGACAGGATGCTGTCCGACCCGATCCAGGTCGGCTTGGACTCTAGCGGCGCGGTGAACTGGGAGTTCCACTATCCGTTCCCGGATAGCTACGCCGACTGGGATATTCGTTCGGCGATGTTCAACAGCTGGACCAATACGCCGGTGCGCGACAACGACGGCACCGCCGATAGCCAGATTACGGACATCCAGACGGTCGCCAATACGATCACCGTGCTGACGTCCGCGGGCACCCAGGTCAACACCGGGACCTTCGCGGTCGGGCACATCATCCGCACCACGGGTTTCTCCAATAGCGCCAACAACGGCATTTTCGTGCTGACCGGTGCTTCGGCGACGACCGCGGTGACCACCAGCGCAGGATGGACGGCGGAAGCGGCGCCGCCGGCGAACGCGCGGGTGAAGGTGGTTGGCTTTGCCGGCACCTCAGGCGACATCACCGCGACCGCCACGGGGCTCGCCAGCACCACGCTCGATTTCACCACCTTGGGTCTCGCCGTCGGCCAGTGGGTGAAGATCGGCGGCACCGCAACGGGCAACAAGTTCGCGACTGCGGCGTGCAACGGCCGAGCCCGCATCACCGCCATCGCGGCGCATGCGCTGACCTTGGATAACCTGCCGTCGGGCTGGACCACCGATAGCGGCACCGGCAAGACCATCCGGGTGTGGTTTGGCGACCGTATCTACAATGGCACGACAACCGTCAGCCAAACGCTCGAACGCGGCGACCTCGGCCAGACCACACCGACTTATATCGTGCAAACCGGCATGGTGGTGAACCAGTTCCAGATGTCGGTGCGGCCGAAGCAGGTCATCACCGGCACCAGCACCTACATGGGCATGACCGGCAGTCAGTCGACCAGCACGCTTGATGCGTCAATCGACTCTGCCCCGTCGCAGTCGAGCTACCCGCAGTTCGCCGGTAGCGCGAATGTCGGGCGCGTGAACGAGTATGGTTCGCAGGTCAGCAGCCCTAACTGGGTGACCCAGTTCGACCTGACCATCGCCAACAACCTTACTGCGGTGGAATCGATCGATCTGCTGGGACCGCAGGACCAGGTGCCGGGCGAATGCACGGTCTCGGGCACCATGCAGACGATCTT